GAATATGAAGGAAAATTTGAAGTTATTAAAGTACCAAATATTACAAATATTTGTTACGGAAGGGGAGTCGGGTACGAAATAGAGCAAATTTCTTTGTCTAAAGAAATAGAAGAGATATCTGCTACTAAAATTAGAAAAAAAATGAAAATTTAATTTTCTTTTATTTAAAAAATCCATCTAATGTTGATCTTGATATTTTATCTTTCAATTTTGTTGTGATAAATATTCGTTTTCTATCCTTACCATCTACCCATCCTGTTTCAGTCTTTAAATGTTCTTTTCCTTGATCCCACTTAAAAGAGAATGATTTTCTCTCCTTTGGAAGACCAGCTGTTAATCCGATAAACTCCCAATTATCTGCAAGGTAAACTGAACCCTTTTTATCTGCACCTATGGTTGTAACTATAGCCTGTAAGTCATCATCATATTTGTCATACCAATCTTGTTTCGCTCGATTACGAATACCCTTGAGTAGTTGAGAACCAAGATTTGGTATACTTTTAATCATACAAAACCTTTTATTATCTGCAACTGAATTAAACATATCATCAAACTGTGATTGTGATTTATTAAAATAATTCAGAATAGATTTTGGTGTTGGTTTGAATCCACTTCCTATCCAAAATGTTCCTACAACATCATTCTCATAACGTATAATATACTTAATAACTCTACCAACTGTTTTTGCACTTGCAACATAGCTGTGATTATCTATTACAATCTGATCACATATAGACTTATCACCATCGGATGTTGCAATATTTATTTTTAAACTCATCTAGGAGTACAATACACATCAAATGAAAGTGCATCTTTTCTTAATGTTCCATTTCCAGTACTTGTGCGTGGGCCACGATACATAACCCTCACATCTTGTCTTGGACAATCATGTATATCAGTTACAAACTTTCTACATAGTTCAAGATTTTCTTCACTCATAGGAACACCTTTTACAGTAGATTCAAAACCTATTGCACGTTCATAATGTTCAATCAATTTTTCAAATTTCATAATTTCATTTCGTTGTATTTTTTAAATCTTCTTCTGCAAGAGCTTCTTGCCATGTTTTATTTGATGACCCTCGTTCAATTGCCTCTTCACCAAAAACAGTTTGTGGATTTTCTTTAGAACCCATATTCTGGCGAACAGTAACACGATTAAGATATGTCAATGGTTCTCCAGCACCAAATTTCTGCCTACGATGTTCTGCAATCGTTGCCTTGAGAAGAACACAGTCATCTTTTTTAATCTCAACTCCTTTATAATTATAGAACATCGCTTTTCTTCCATGACGATCTTCCATGAAGTGCATTGTATAATCTGGTTTTGAAACTTTCTTAACTAATTTCAAAAACAATTTATCTGATTTCGTTTTCACCGGGCCAAGATATTCTTCAATCACTTTGCTCCAATGTGTTGTCATATAAATTAAAAGGGTGTATTGTCATCTTTAGTTTCTTCTACAGAAGTCTCTTCAACTGTTTCAGTTGATTCTTCAGTTACTACAACTTCTGAATCACACTTTGAATACAGATCAAGAAAACTGGTTTTTGTATCTTCATCGAAACGAGCGATACACATTTCAAGAGCTTTCTTACGGTCACCAAAGATTCCATACGCATTAACAATGTGAACCAAACGCCGAGTTGCGATAATTTCATCAATTCCACCTTCGTAAAAAGTCTTACGAATGATGTCTGCCCAAGTAACTAACTTCTCAGCAAAATCACCATAACCAGTAATATCAAGACTAGCAAAAACTTTTTCAAGAATCTTTCTCTCAGTCGCCATTGAAGGATACACTTGTTCAATTGTGATAGGAAATCTTTCAAGGAAGGCTTCGTTCAAAATGTTAGTTCCGATAAAGCGTCCATCTTCTGAACCTTTACCTTTAGTGTTAGCAGTTGCCAAAACATTAAAACCAATAGAAGGAGAAACAAACCTATTTACTTTTTTGAGGAACACACCTTTGCCCTCAAGTACAGGCTGTAAACACATAATCTTGGAAGATGCCAAGTCAATCTCATCAAGGAGAAGTATCGCACCACGTTCCATGGCCTTAACAACCGGGCCATCTTGCCAAACTGTATTACCATCAATCAACGCGTAGTGACCGAGTAAATCATCTTCATCAGTTTCTACTGTAATGTTCACTCTGAAATATTCACGTTTGGCTTTTGCACAAGCCTGTTCTACCATGAAAGTTTTTCCGTTTCCAGAAAGACCAGTAATAAAGGCTGGGTAATATCTACCAGACTTAATAATACTGTAAACATCATTGAAATTACCAAAAGGAACATACAATGGGTCTTTTTCTGGAATAAGTTTTTCGGGGGGATTGTGATATTCCACAACCGACTCTTCATCAACTTCACTCTTTTTCATTACAGGAACTTTCAATTTTTTAGGTTTTAATGGAGCAATCATATCTCCATCTACAGGAAGTTTAAATTTACCAGTACCTACACGATATGGTGCACGTACAAACCAACTTACCCAGCCAAGGTCAGCTTCTTTAACAAAGGCCTTGACTTCATTTCGCGTCATTACAGCACCTTTACCATATTTAGCAGACGCAAGGTCAACAAATCTTTTTTTCGCGGGACTTAAATTCATAATCAATTCTCATTTAGGTTATTGAATGAAAAACCTTTTCTCATTCTCTACTTATATTATATCAAAACTGGCTCAGCTTGTCAAGTTTTTTCTGCGCTATTTTGCATTTTTTTAATGCTATTGCACCCACAAAACTGTGATTTCTCCAAAATGGTTGAACTGTAGTGAACCCAGCATAAGATATCATGTGTTCAAGTTGCTCCCATGTGAGAGGTTTCATAATGTTTCTGAGTGTTCTTTCCTTATCCATAATGTCTTCTGTATCAAATGATTTTCGTTTGTAATCGTAATAATTGAATGTAATCATGTCCTGTACCAGCGCACTTTTACAGATAGTTTTTTCTGCGAAAATGAAAGCTCCACCAGTATTCAACCCAGCATAGATATTTGAAATAACATCTCTTCTATCTTTCTTTGGCATGAATTGCAAAGTGAAGATAGAAGTAACCAGATTAGCATTTGTTATTTGAAATTTACGAATATCTTTCATTATAAATTCTACATTAGTAAATCCAGCATTATTCAATTCTTTCGTGCGGTCTTTCAAATCTTGTTCAAAACCATCAGCTACTTCAATTCCGATATATTTTGCTTTAGGGGAATGGTCTTTATTATACTCCATCATAGCCTTTGTAATTTTTCCTGTAGAACATCCAATATCAACTATGTTAGAATCATCTTCTACAAAATAACGTGAAAGACTAATTACATCTTCCATTAAGTTTGAATAACCCCGAATTGATTTTTCAATATGTTCATCGAATCCTTCTTCTCTATGTGCAAAAGTAAAATCAGCCATTGTTTAACTCCTTATAAGGTTTAAGTACTTTCTTGTATATGGAACCTGCTATCGCTTTCATCATTAACGGTGGCACCATTCTACCCATACGTTCAGATCTTTGCTCCCATTTTCCAGTTAGTTTGAAATCTTCTGGTAAAGAAGTGAGTCTACGAGTTTCACACAATGCAAGTTTTCGCATTTCACTCCAATGAATACATCCACCAGAAGCTGTGATGGTGGGAGCTGGTTTGAATCTTGAAATTCTTTTCATATTAAAGTGATGTCCTTTTGGATGATAATCACAACCAGTTAATACTTTTTTAGGGTCAAGTGGCATCTTTGATGCTGTCACAAAATGAGAACCCCTTGTAAAAGATTCTGTTAACATTTTTATTTCTTCTTCATCATACACTAGGTCACTAAATGCATTTCCACAAGTAACTGGAATAGTAGTTGTCTTTTCTGGAAATACACCAGCAATGTTAAGAGAAGTAAGACCAATCGCATCAGCTACATCTTCACGAACTGCAATAAAAATAACCCTCTTTCTTGTTTGTGGTACTCCATAATGAGATGAATCTAATAACATGGATGATACATTGTAACTAGCATTTTCAAATGCATTTGTAATCTTCCAATAATAATGTTTTGCTTCACCCATTAACAACCCCGACACATTCTCACCAACAATAACTTTAGGTTTAACATCTTTTGCAATTCTAATGAACTCAAAAAATAAATCTTCAATATTTTCTACCTTTTTACCATCAGAATAGTTTTTAGTTTTACCAAAACCAATACTATGACCACTACCTTGTACTACAGAACCAGCCATAGAGAAAGCAGAACATGGTGGTGAACCATCCAAGATATCAACTTCTCCTACTTCAATATTAGCAGCAGTCAGAAGGTCTTGTCCTTTAAGTTTTTTTATGTCATCTGGAAGTATAGGTGTATTTGGATAATTTTCATGATATGTATTTCTCGCCTCTTTCACAAATTCGTTGATACACAAAATCTTACCACCCGCCAAACGGTATCCTGTAGAAGAACCACCACCACCAGCAAAGGTAGATATTACATTGAACTTGTTTTGTGCTTCTCCGGCACGTACATCTTCCATTGTATATTTTTTATAATCTGCTGAATTTGGTTTTGCATCTTTTACATGCTTAACATAATCTTTGTGAAATGTAGCTGGGGGTGAAATGTCTGGCATTGATTTTCCTTCTTTTTTAATTTGAGAAAAATCAACATCTTCAAAGCCCGGTAAAGCTGTAACTTCTGGTTTCATATTTTAAATTCCTTTTCGT